GCTCAATTAACTAATGATAGTCTTAAATCTAAAACTACTAAAGTACAATAATGGCTAATGATAATTTTCCCTTAAGTATTGGTTCATCTGGACCTAAAGTAGAACAACTTCAAGAAGCTTTAGGGGCAGCTGTTGATGGTAATTTTGGTCCTGGTACAGAACTAAAAGTAAATGCCTATATAGCAACTAATTTTCCAACTTCACCTCAAAATGGTATAGTTACATTACAATTATTTAATATACTAGTTGATGATCCTGACTCAGATATCTCATCATTACCCCCTCAACCTTTAGAGGATTCTCCTTCTACTAGTGGGATACTACCTTATGTAGATCCTAACAGTATAATATCTAATCCTGATCCCATAGTATCAGGATCAATTGGATTTGGAGCTATTAAAGGAAGTATTGGAGCTACTAATCAATTAGCTGGAGGAGCTAATCAAGTAGGAGGAGCTATAGAAGATTTATTTGACTCTTTAGGTGTTGATCTTAATCTTCCTTCTATCCCATCTTTATCTTTAGAAACAGTTTTAGATTTAATGGGAATTAATTTAAATGAAATAAAAGCTGACTTCCTAGAACTATCTGGTATTAATGCTTTACAAAGTACAGAAGCTGGATCATTTGCTATACAAGGAATTCAATCTGGGATTGGACAAACCACAGCTTCTTTAGATACCTCATCTCTTGATCCTTTTAAAGAATTACCTAAAAACATTGAATTTGGGTTTGTTACTGGAACTGTAGTTGATGGAAAAGATAATAGACCTCTTCCTGGAGTTAAAGTTAGAAATATATTATTAAAAAAAGCAACTACTGATGAAAAAGGTGAATTTACTATACCACAACCTATTATCCCTCCAGTTTTAAAGCAGTTTAATATTATATCTCCAAATCAATTAAAATTAACTTTTTCCAAAAAGAAATTTACAGATCCAATACCAAACCCACCTGTAACTTATAGATACTCTCCTAAAATTGTAACTCCTTATACATCTACAGGAAAATTAAAAGGATATACTAAAGATGAATTACCTAATAAAGGGGTAGGAATAGTTAAATTAAATAGAATTGAAAGTGATTTTAAAGAAGAAATTCAAAAATTCTTAAAATTTCCTGATAATGTTGTAGATAATTATACAACTAAGTATGCTACTTATGAGTATACATTTCAAAAAGAACTTAATAAAGCCATATCAAATTTAAAAGGTATAGCCATTCCTTTAATATTAACTTTAATAGCTTCATATGGAGTTAGTAAAATATCTGATATAATTGAGGCCAAAAAAAATGAAGGTGAAGAAGGAGCTAAAAGAGAATTTGATAAAGTAAAAGATACAATTACAAATCCATCTAAAGAAGATTTAGATAAGTTAATAGCTACAAAAAATAAACTTGTTAAAACTATTAATGGTACTCTTAAAGTAATAGAGGTAACTACTAAAACCTTAGCAGTTACTGGAGCACTTATTAATCTTACAGATACAGCTTATAAACTCTTAAAAAATGTCCCAACTCCTACAGCTATAGGAGGAGTAGGTATCCCAATCTCAGTAGTTAATAATATTGAAGATGCTAAAATATTTTTAGCTAATAATATAGGAAAATATAAACATATTAATAATACATCTTTAAGTATTTTAAGATTATTAGAATTAGCTTTAGGAACTGTTTTAGACTTATTAAATATTTTAGATTTATTTGTTCAATATAATTATGAAACAACTGGATTAAAACCAAATGCTGAAGAAGGAATTTCTTTACAATTACAAGCTTACACTCAACAAGAAATAGAACAAAAATCTCCTGTAGTCACAAATGTAAATGGATTTGAAATGGATATTGAAATTGAAAAAACAACTAATAAAGTAAAACGTAAACGAGCTATAGCTAGAAATAAAGCTGGAATCGTAATGTTAAAAGGAGAATACTCCTTTAGTTCAATAGACCAAATATTAATAGACCAATTAGTATTTTATATACAACAAAATGATTTAAAAGCAGATTAACTAAATATTTATAATAGATGAAAACAACACAATTAAAAAATCTAATCAAAGAAGCAGTAAGAGAAGCAATTCAAGATGAATTAAAAGATATTTTATTAGAAGCAATTAAAGCTCCTAAAACAATAGTTAATGAGTCTACTATCCCTCAAGTTAATATTAGTAATAAATCAACATCTCCTAATGTTAATGTAAAAGCTAAATATGGTGATATAATGGGAGCTTTAGAAGAGACTAAAATGTCTTTTACATCTCAAGATGCTGTTCCTATGAATGCTGTAGGTGCTGATCCTGTAAATGGATCACTTCCACAGGGTTCTGTTAGTTTAGATCAAATTGGAAACTTACTTAAAGCCTAATGCCTTTTAACGAACAACAAATATCACCTATTGATTTTAATAGCTCAGCCGCTGTTGGGATTGATATTCCCTTTAATGGTAATGCTGTTTTTAAATCTAATTTTCAAACTCAAAATGCTATAAAGAATAATTTAATCAATTTTTTCTTAACAAATCCTGGTGAACATTATTTAGATCCAACCTTTGGAGGAGGTTTAAGAGATTTTTTATTTGAACAAATAACTGATGGTAATACAGATTTTTTAAAAGAAGATATTTCTGCTAAAATAGAAGAATTTTTTCCTAACATTATTCTTACTTCATTGAATGTTTCCCAAAATGTAGATTTTAATTCTCTTATAGTTGATATAAATTACCAAGTTGCTAACACTAATATCAATGATAATATAACATTAGACTTATAATATGGCTACCCCTAAACGTGACATAAAATATTTAAATAGAGACTTTACAGACTTTAGAAATAGACTTATTGAGTTTACTCAAACTTATTTTCCTAATACTTTTAATGATTTCTCCCCAGCATCCCCAGGAATGTTAATGATGGAACAATCAGCATATGTAGGAGATGTTTTAAGCTTTTATTTAGATAATCAAATTCAAGAAAATTTCCTCCAATATGCTAGACAAACAAATAATCTATTTGAATTAGCTTATATGTTTGGATACAAACCTAAAACAACAAGTGTAGCTCAAGTTGATGTTGATTTCTTCCAACAACTCCCAGCTAAAACAGTTGATGGGGTGACAGTTCCTGATTATGATTACGCACTTACAATCCCAGAAAATACTTCAATTGGGGCTACAACAAGAGGAGATGTTAATTTTATAATTCAAGATAAAATTGATTTTTCATTCTCATCATCTCAAGATCCAACTGAAATATCTGTTTACCAAATTTCAGGTGGTACTCCTCAATATTATCTTTTAAAGAAAATAAGAAAAGCTATATCATCAACAATTAATACTACAACATATAGTTTTGGTTCACCTCAACCTTTTACAACAATTAATTTAAATGATATTAATATTATTAAAGTATTAGACATAACTGATTCTAGTGGGAATGTATGGAGTGAAGTTGATCATTTAGGTCAAGAAATGGTTTATAATAAGATTAGTAATACCAATACAAATGATCCTAACAATATTCAAGATAGTGGTGAGGTACCTTATTTATTAAACTTAAAAAAAATTCAAACAAGATTTTCTACAAGATTTACTTCTTTAGTTAATCTTCAAATTCAATTTGGAGCAGGTACAACTACTGATAGTGATGAAGAAATTATTCCTAATCCTAATAATGTAGGAATAGGTTTATTATCTAACCAAGATAAATTAACATCTGCTTATTCTCCCACTAATTTTTTATTTACAAATACTTATGGAATTGCTCCATCAAATACAATTTTATCTGTAAGGTATCTTACAGGTGGGGGGGTTGAGTCTAATACCCCAGCTAATTCTTTGACAAATTTAATAACTGACAACATAACATTTAATAATATTAATTTAAACACTAATACTGCTGATTATATATTTGATTCATTATCCTCTAATAACTCTTTAGCTGCTAGTGGGGGAAAAGGAGGAGATACCTTAGAAGAAGTAAGACAAAATACTTTAGCATCAGTAGCTTCTCAACAAAGAGCTGTAACTGCTGAAGATTATTTAGTTAGAGCTTTAAGTATGCCTTCTGAATTTGGAGCTATATCTAAAGCTTACATAGAAAAACCTAAACTAACAGATAATCAAGTTTCAACAATTGAGACTTTAAATCTATTTTGTTTAGGATTAACATCACAAGGTTATTTTACTTCACCTTCAAATACTTTAAAGAAAAATTTAAGAACTTATTTAACCCAATATAGAATTATAGGTGATAATATTGAGATTAGAAATGCTTTTATTATTAATATTGGAGTTAATTTTGAAATTGTAGTTCTACCTGAATTTAATAATAATGAAGTACTTTTAGCGTGTATTAATGAATTAGAAGAATACTTTAATAAAGATAAATGGCAAATTAATCAACCTATTATATTAAGAGATTTATTTGTTTTATTAGATAAAATAGAAGGTATTCAAACTATAAAATCTTTAACCATATCAAATAAAGCTGGAACTACATCAGGATATTCTCAATATTCTTATGATATTGAAGGTGCTACTCAAAATCAAGTAATATATCCATCACTAGATCCAAGTATATTTGAAGTTAAATACCCTAATCAAGACATTAAAGGAAAAGTTGTTCCATTATAATATTTATAAACATGGCTATATATAAAATCTTTCCAACCCAAGACTCTACCCTATATTCATTAACCCCAAATGCTAATTTTGGGATGGATGCTATCCTTGAAGCAAGTAATATTATAGGGATAGATGGAACACCTGATGTTGCTAGATTTCTTACTCAATTTGATACTGATGAAATAGTAGATGTTAT